AGACAGAAACTAGGTATGTCCACAAAGGTTTGGCTCAACGGAGTTTTACACGTTCCTGGACACTCTCTGATGATACGGAAGTTAGATCAGTTGATTTTGAGGATGGGCTTTTGACTGTGACTCTTGGCAGGATTGTTCCTGAGCATCACAAGAGGAAAGATTACCTCTAAATAAAAATAAAAAATGAAATCTTTCGACGAGTTCAAAACAATTGCATATAAAAATGCAGTTCCTCACACTGTTTATTCTGGAGGAAAATCAAAACAAATTCCAAAAGGAAAATCAGTTCCTGTAAGAAGTCGTTCAAGTGCTGGTGGTAATGGAGATTCTGGTGATGGTGGCGGTGGAGATGGTGGAGATGGTGGAGAATAAATAGAATTGAATATCGTCGGCGCAGAGGAGCACCTGGCAAAATCCAGGTTGACTCCTCCTTTTTTTGTTGCTAAAATATTGAGAGGTATGAGAAAAAAATGTCTGTCAAACTTATTCTATTGCAGTCTGGGGAAAGCATTGTTTCTGAAATAAAAGAGGGTTATTTTCAAGATAAACTAGTTTGTTATATTTTGGAAAATCCTTGTATTGTATTTGTTAATGGAACATATAAAATTCTTGATCAGGAGGATAATGCAGATACTGAAAACAAGGTAAGTGTTTCTCTTCGTCGTTGGCCATCTATGTTATCTCTGGCAAAAGAACAAATGACTACAATTGAACTGTCTCCAAACTCTATTGTAACTGTTTTGGATCCAATTGATAGTCTTAAAAAAATGTATGAAACTCAAGTATTAGGTATTAAAGAAGATGAATCCAATCAAAGTATTAGTATTAATGACCAGTCAGATTCTGATCAGTCAGATTGAAGAAGTGGGAGCAGATATTGGAGAACCTGATTGTAAGTTAATTAAACCATTTGTCTTAAAAGAACCTCAAATTGAGGGACTTTCTAGAACACTTGAACCATTTTTAATGGGGATTACAAAACAAGATACATTTATGATGAGTTCGGATAAGATTCTTACACTTGCTGATCCGACACCAACACTACTTGAAAAATATGAGGACTTGATTAAAGAATGAGATTTTACACTAATGTTCAGTTGATTGGAAATCAATTTTTGGTTCGTGGAGTAGAAAATGGCAAAAGATTTGAGACAAGGGATGAGTTCTTCCCAACTCTTTATGTGAAAACTAAAAAAGATTCTAAGTATAGAACATTGAGTGGAGAAGCAGTTGAACCAGTAAATCCTGGAACTGTTCGTGACTGTCGTGAGTTTTATAGTAAATATGAAAGTGTAGATGGGTTCGAGATTTATGGAAACGACCGTTATATCTACCAATACATCTCAGAAAAGTATCCAGAGGATGAAATCAAGTTTGATATTAGTAAAATTAAACTTGTGACTCTAGATATTGAGGTTGCCTCTGAGGGAGGATTCCCTGATGTAGAATCTGCTTCGGAGGAAATTCTTTCTATTACAATTCAGGATTATACAACGAAGAAGATTGTTACTTGGGGAGTTAAACCTTTCAAGCATAATCGTAAAGATCTGACTTATCATCATTGTCCTTCTGAGTATGAACTTCTCAATCATTTTATTAACTATTGGATGATTGATGTTCCTGATGTGATTACTGGATGGAACATTCAGATGTATGACGTTCCCTATATCTGCAAGAGACTTAATCGGGTTCTTGGAGAGAAACTAATGAAGCGTTTCTCAAACTGGGGACTTGTGACTGAGGGTGAAGTATTCATCAATGGACGTAAGCACACCACGTTTGATGTTGGTGGTTTGACTCAACTTGACTATCTAGATCTTTATAAGAAATTCACTTATAAGGTTCAGGAATCTTATCGTCTGGATTATATTGCTGAGGTAGAACTTGGACAGAAAAAACTAGATCACTCTGAGTTTGATACGTTCAAAGATTTCTATACTAAGGGTTGGCAAAAGTTCATTGAATATAACATCATTGACGTAGAACTTGTTGACCGTCTGGAAGACAAGATGAAACTGATTGAACTTGCTCTGACGATGGCATATGACGCAAAAGTGAATTATGCTGATGTGTTTTATCAGGTTCGTATGTGGGATAATATCATCTACACTTATCTTAAGAAGAAGAATATTGTAATCCCTCCAAAGAACAAGACAAAGAAAGATGAGAAGTATGAAGGTGCTTATGTAAAAGAACCGATTCCTGGAATGTATGATTGGGTGGTGAGTTTTGACTTGAACTCTCTATACCCTCACCTGATTATGCAATACAACATCTCACCAGAAACTCTGATGGAGGAACGTCATCCCACAGTTAATGTAGATAAAATCCTCAATCAAGAACTTACGTTTGAGATGTATAAGGATTATGCGGTGTGTGCGAATGGTGCAATGTTCCGTAAGGATGTCCGTGGATTTCTTCCTGAGTTGATGGAGAAGATCTACAATGAACGTGTGATCTTCAAGAAGAAAATGCTTGCGGCAGAGCAAGAGTATGAGAAGACTAAGAATAAAGAATTAGTCAAAGAGATTGCCCGATGTAACAACATTCAGATGGCTCGTAAGATTCAACTCAACTCTGCTTATGGTGCAATTGGAAACCAGTATTTCCGTTACTATAAACTGGCAAATGCTGAGGCAATTACTCTTTCGGGTAAGGTTTCAATTCAGTGGATTATGAATAAGATGAATTCTTATGTAAATAAAATTCTTAAGACGGAAGGGGAAGATTATGTTATTGCTTCTGATACTGATTCTATCTATCTCAATATGGGTCCTTTGGTTGAAACTATATTCAAAGGAAGAGAGAAAACTACTCAAGACGTTGTTTCGTTCCTTGATAAGATCTGTCAGGTGGAACTTGAAAAATATATTGAAGGTTCTTACCAAGAACTGGCGAATTATGTGAATGCTTACGATCAGAAGATGATTATGAAGCGTGAATGTATTGCCGAACGTGGAATTTGGACTGCAAAGAAACGATACATTCTGAGTGTCTGGGATAGTGAAGGTGTTCGTTATGAATCTCCTAAACTAAAGATTAAAGGTATTGAAGCAATCAAATCTTCTACTCCTGCTCCTTGTCGTAAGATGCTAAAAGATGCATTTAATATTCTGATGAGTGGAAGTGAGGATGATATGATTAAATTTATTGATGATTTTCGTTTTAAATTTAAGAAGTTATCCCCCGAAGAAATTTCATTCCCACGTTCAGCATCCGATGTTCAAAAATATACATCACATTCTCAAATTTATGTTAAAGGAACACCAATTCACGTTCGTGGAGCACTTCTTTTCAATTATTATGTAAAACAAAATAATCTTGCTGGAAAATATTCTCTTATTCAAAATGGAGAAAAGATTAAATTTGTTTATCTGAAAAAACCAAATATTATTCACGAAAACGTAATTTCATTTATTCAAGAGTTTCCTAAGGAACTCAATCTTGACAAATACATAGATTATGAACTACAATTTGAGAAAGCATTTCTAGAACCACTTCGTGTTATTCTTGATATTATCGGGTGGAATGTAGAAAAGACAGCAAACCTTGAATCATTTTTTGCCTAATGGACTTTTTAAAAGATATTGTAAAAGAAATTGGTGATGATTACACCAAACTTGCATCAGATATTGATGAGACTGAGACTTATGTTGACACAGGTTCGTATATTTTTAACGCACTGGTTTCAGGTAGTATTTTTGGCGGTGTCTCTGGGAATAAGATTACTGCTATTGCTGGAGAGTCTTCTACTGGAAAGACTTTCTTCAGCCTCGCCGTGGTTAAGAATTTCCTTGATAATCATCCCGATGGTTATTGTCTCTACTTTGATACTGAGGCTGCCATTACAAAATCTCTTTTAGAGAGTCGTGGTATTGATACGGCAAGATTTGTTGTTATTAATGTTGTGACTGTAGAAGAGTTTCGTACCAAAGCACTTAAAGCAGTTGATCTTTATATGAAGAAACCTGAAGAAGAACGTAGTCCTTGTATGTTTGTTCTTGATTCTTTGGGAATGCTCTCTACAAGCAAAGAGATTACTGACGCACTAAATGAAAAGGAAGTTAGGGATATGACTAAATCTCAACTTATCAAAGGTGCTTTCCGAATGCTCACACTTAAATTAGGTCAAGCAAATGTTCCACTCATTGTCACAAATCATACATACGATGTCATCGGAGCTTATGTACCAACGAAAGAAATGGGGGGAGGTTCTGGACTCAAATACGCAGCCTCTACAATCATTTATCTCTCAAAGAAGAAGGAAAAGGATGGAACAGAAGTGGTCGGAAATATTATCAAGGCTAAGACTGCTAAATCACGTCTAAGTAAGGAAAATAAAGATGTAGAGATTCGTCTTTTTTATGATGAACGTGGTCTTGATCGATATTACGGATTACTTGAACTCGGTGAAATTGGAGGACTTTGGAAGAATGTAGCAGGACGATATGAGATTGATGGTAAGAAGATTTATGCTAAACAAATTCTGAAAGAACCTGAAGTATATTTTACCGAAGAAGTAATGCAACAGTTGGACGAAATCGCACGTAAGGAATTTAGTTATGGAGAAAGTTGAGTTTCTAATTCTTAGAAACCTGTTACATAATGAAGAATACATTCGAAAAGTAATACCGTTTATCAAATCTGAATATTTTGTAGATACAAATCAAAAGATTGTATTTGAAGAAATGCTTTCTTTTGTTCAAGAATACAATCAACCCGCAACTAAAGAAGTTCTTTGTATTGAAGTAGAAAAACGTCAGGATATCAATGACACTTCTTTTAAGGAAATCATTCAATTAATTTCTTCTCTTGAAGATGTTCCTGTCGAGTTCAACTGGTTAGTTGACTGTACTGAAAAGTGGTGTCGTGATCGTGCCATTTATCTAGCACTTATGGAGTCTATTCATATTGCTGATGGAAAAGATGAAAAGAAGAATCGTGACAGTATTCCTTCTATTCTTTCTGATGCTCTTGCTGTGAGTTTTGATACTCATATAGGTCACGATTATCTACAAGACTATGAGCAAAGATATGAGTCATACCACAAAAAGGAGGATAAAATTGAATTTGATCTTGAATACTTTAACAAAATTACCAAAGGCGGTCTCCCTAACAAGACTCTTAATATCGCTCTTGCTGGTACGGGTGTCGGCAAGTCTTTATTCATGTGCCATGTTGCTAGCTCCGTCTTGCTCCAAGGACGGAACGTTCTGTACATTACGTTGGAAATGGCAGAAGAGCGCATTGCTGAAAGAATTGACGCAAACCTTTTGAATGTTCCTATCCAAGATATTGTTGACCTTCCTAAGCAAATGTTTGAGAATAAGGTCAACAATCTTGCAAAGAAGACTCAAGGAACTCTTATAATTAAGGAATATCCTACTGCTTCCGCACATGCAGGACACTTTAAGTCACTTCTTAATGAACTTGCACTTAAGAAGTCATTTAGACCTGATATTATTTTTATTGATTACCTTAATATTTGTGCTTCCTCTAGGTATCGCGGAAACAGTAACATTAATTCTTATACTTTCGTCAAGGCAATTGCTGAGGAACTTAGGGGGCTCGCAGTTGAGTTTAATGTCCCGATTGTCTCCGCTACTCAGACCACTCGTTCAGGTTATGGTAGTTCTGATGTTGAACTTACTGATACTTCTGAATCCTTTGGTCTTCCTGCTACTGCTGACCTTATGTTTGCCCTTATTAGCACTGAAGAGTTGGAAGGTCTTGGACAAATACTGGTGAAACAACTTAAGAATCGTTATAATGACCCAACCATTCATAAGAGGTTTGTGGTTGGTATCGATAGGGCAAAAATGCGTCTTTATGACTGCGAACAATCTGCTCAAAATGATATCCTTGACAATGGAAAGGAAGAAGAGTATGATTATCACGAAGAAAACAAACCTAAAAAATCATTTGAAGGATTTAAATTCTAATGACTAAAGTTATTGATACAAACAAATATATTGAATTCGTTCGTCAAACTACAAGTCCTGCAAGTAGTGATTTTGCACAACTTCTTGCACGTATGACTGAACTTGAAGCACAAGATGATGCTGATGTTCCTCGTCTTCTCACTGCTGCTCTGGGTATGAGTGCAGAAGCAGGTGAGTTTACTGAAGTTGTGAAGAAGATTGTTCTTCAAGGCAAACCATACAATGAAGAAAATGCTTTTCACCTGAAGCGTGAACTTGGTGATATCTGTTGGTATCTCTCTCAGGCATTTATGGCTCTTGATACTAACTTTGAGGAGATTCTTCAGATGAACTTTGAGAAACTGAGTGCTCGTTATCCTGAAGGTACTTTTGATGTTTATCGTTCCGAAAATCGTGTGGAGGGAGACCTGTGAGTAAAGTAACTATTAAAATGGATGCTCGTCAAGCAGCAGCAATTCGTCAAATTCTTTTTGATGCACAAAAGGGATATACTTATGATGAGGTAAGTGTTCCTCCTCGTATCTCTGATGTTCGTGAAGTCATTCAACAACTTGATAATAGTATTGGTGCAGTTCTTGGTATCTGATAAATACTTAGAAAACAGCAATGTACTTTTCTGAGTGGAGAAAACTTCAAAGAGACTGTGGGATGTTTAATATCTCGCAGTCTTTTGTTGCAGAAGGAATATCAAGAAATGACTTTGAAAACGTAGTTCATACCTTTCTTCCCTTTGTAAAAAAAGAATTGAGAATTAAAGAACTTCCAAAAATTCATTTTGTTGATGACCCAAAATTTGCAAGAAGAATCGCAGCATTTGGACAGATTAAAGATAATCGTATCGTAATTGATATTCAAGGTCGTCAGACGATGGATATTCTAAGAACAGTTGCACACGAACTTACTCATTATAGTCAACATAGAACTGGGGTACGTGGGAGTGGTAAAGCAGGAAGTCCTACTGAGAATGAAGCAAATAGACTTGCTGGAACAATTGTAAGAAAGTTTGGAGAAAAGAATCCTAATTTATTTGCACTCCCTTCAGTCAATGAAGCAAAAAAGAAGAAAAAGAAAACAATAAACATTGATTCTGAGCATTATCCTATGGAACTTGTTTAGGTTATAAATAACTAAAAATATTAGAAAAAAAAATGTCTAGAATTACTGGAAAAGATGCTCTTGAACTCTTCAAAGCATATCAAACTGTATATGCTCCTCAGGAAATGACCGAAGAGCAAATTTGGGAAGAAGTTGAGAATTGGGTAAATTCACTTCTAGAAGAAGGTTATGACCTGAGTGATTATACTTGGGAAGATATGTATGAGGCTTATGTTGATGAAGAAAGAGCACCTGGTGTAAAACCATATCGTCCAGGACCAACTCAGGCAGAAGTAAGAGCAAATGCTGCAAAGGCAGCAAAGCAAAAGGCAGAATCTGGTAAGGGTAAGAGTGGTTATGGTCCTGACGAGAAGTTCAAGGATTGGAAGGACAAAGCAACTCCCGCAAGTACTTTAAAGAGAAAAGGCGGAGAAACCGAAACAGTTTCTCAAAGAATGAATAGAGAAAAGCCCTATGCCAAGAGAATGACTGGGCAGATGGCAAGAGAGTATGGAAGCCGTCATGCTGCTGAAGTCACCCGTGTTGTAAAAGGTGCTGGTGAACCACAAGCAGTTACCTATCCAAGAAAGGGTTCTAAAGTATCGAAAGAAGTCATTCGTAAAGAGCACGTAGATGTTTATGATGTAGTTCTTTCACATCTTCTCGATGAAGGATATGCTAACTCTGTAGATGCTGCAGAAAAGATTATGGTTAATATGAGTGAGAAGTGGATTGAAAGTATTCTAGGTTGATATAAAATAAATTAAAATTATTCCCCCCCTTTTCTAAATACAAGAAAGGGGGGATTTTTTATGGCTTTAAATAAAGGACAACTATATGAAAGAAATCTCTTTAATGAGTTGAAAAAAAATGGTAAAGTTCCGCAAAATATTACTACTACAGAACAAATAGAGGGGCAAGATATTACTGTTTATAATAGGCGAGGAGAATCTGGAATTGAAATTAAGTCAACCTCTAGTGCTGCTTTTGGGTCTGGAACTTTAAAATTTGATTACTCTGACTCTATTAAACCTTGGAAACTTTTGAAAAAATCTAGTGAAGATGAGGATGGTGAAGAAATAACCCCCACAGATATTATGGGTGATATTGCTAAAACTTATAAAATTGCGGAAAAAGTAAATAAAAAATGGTATACTGATAATGGAAACTATTATCCTCTTTATTTGGAAGAAGATAATAAAACCCCAGTTGCAAAAATAAAAGCAATTCCAAGGTCAAAGAGAGGACAAAGAGATTTTGAAGTTTTGCACGAATTTAAAATTCGTTGCAATAAAAGTGATATTGAAGATTATTATACATCTAAAGGAGCTTACTATATCCAAATTAAAGGAAAAGGGTTATATTGGTTTGGCAAAAAAGACCCATTAAATATATCGTCGATGATTACTCGATTTAATCCAACAGAAACTTATATTAGAGTTAGAGTTCATAATAAAGGTGGTGGGAAGTATAATTTTTCTTATGGATTATACATAAGAAATCTTTCTGCATCCAAACTTGATTTGGATAATGATACTAATCCATCTTGGCTTGGTCCTTCAGGTAATCCATAAATAATTAGAAAACCTATAAGATGAAAAGATTTACTCAATTTATTATAGAAGCAAAAGAAACTAGAGCATCTGAGCAAGCCAAAAAGCTTGGTCTAGTTGGTGACGGGCATGGAGATTGGTATAATTCTCAGGGTGAATTTGTAGCAAAAACAGTAAGTGGAAAACTTGAGTTTTTCAATAAAGGACAAAGAGTAGGTCAAAGAGATATTCCCCCAAAAGCAGGAGCAGCAGGTGCTCAGGCAGCACCACAGGCACAAGCAGCACCATCTCAAGGTCAACCAGTCGCACCACAACCAGTGGGAGCAGACCAGCAGCAACCAGTTCGTGGTGAAGATGAATTCTTGACTGTTGTATTTGCAAAGTTTAATCCTCCCACAAAAGAACATAAAAAATTATTCTCAACCGCACAAAGAGTTTCTGCTGGTGGTGAATTTAGAATTTATCCATCGAGAACACAAGATTCAAAACAAAATCCATTGAATCCAAATAGAAAAATTTCTTATTTGAGAAAGATGTTCCCAGAAATTGCGGAATTGATAGTTAATAACCCTGAGATGAAAACAATATTTGATGTATTAGTTGCAGCAAATGAAGATGGATATTCTAATATCAATATTGTAGTTGGTTCTGATAGATTATCTGAAATGCAAAGTCTTTCTGCAAAACATAATGGAACTTTCTATCAATTTAATGAAATAAAAGTTATTCCTACTGGAAATTTTGATTCTGAAAAAGATTCTAGTGGGATTTCTTCTGGAATGCTAAGAAAAGCCGCAGCAGATAATAATATTCGTGAATTTAAACGTGGAATGCCTAAGGGTATGACTGAAAATGATGTAAAAAAACTTCTTAATGATGTAAGAAAGGGAATGGGATTAAAGCAAGAAGTTGCAGAAAATTATAATCTTTGGGAAATTGCTCCGGATCTTGATTATAAAAATTTAAGAGAAAATTATGTAAGAAATAAAATTTTTAGAATTGGTGATATTGTTGAAAATATGAATACTGGTTTAGTTGGAAAAGTGATTCGTAGAGGCACAAATTATTTAATTTGCGTAACGGAAGATGATGTAATGTTCAAATCTTGGATTAAAGACTTGGCAGAATATACTGAAGTGAAAATGGATAGTCCTATGAGAGATGAAAAGCATCCAAATACTCTTGTTGGGACTTTAGGTGCTTTTAAACATTATGCTTCTTTAACTCCCGGTGCAATTGGAACTAATAGTAAGAATCTGCAAAGGGGAGGTAAAGCATATGGAGTAAATTTCATAAATAAGTATAGAAAAATAAAAGAAAGCATTTATTCTAATGGATACTAATATTGTAAACGATATTACTGACATTTATTTTGGACAGATTGCTGAGGCATTTGTAGATCCAGAAGAAGAAATTCCAACAAGTAGTGGAAGACCTGGAAGAAAACCGATTGAAAATGTTGCTTCTCACCCAAATCCTAAGGTTAGAAAAAAAGCAGTTGCTGGTATGAAAAAGCAAATGGAAAACGAATATGGTGGGAAATGGACTTCTAGATCTAATGATCCAGTAAAAGAAGCATTAGATTCAGTAGGAAAGGAAGATGCCGATATTGATAATGATGGAGATAATGATAAGAATGATAAGTATCTTCATAGACGTAGAAAGGCAATTGGTAAAGCAATTGCAACTCGTAAGGAATCATTAGATCCAGTGGGGAAAGAAGATGATGATATTGATAATGATGGGGATGTGGATAAGTCAGATTCATACTTGAAGAATCGTAGAAGAGTTCGTGCTAAAGCAATTCATAAAGAAGGTTTTTCAAACTGGAGAGAAGACCTGATTGAAGTTGCTGCTAAGATTGAAAAACCAGAAAAAGTTAAGGAAAAGAAAGTAAACAATAAAATTTCTATAAATCCTTCATTAGATTTAGGTGATGGTGTTAGAGAATCTGTAGAAAATCTTGGTGGAACTCTTTTAGAATTTAATGAGATTAAAAATTTTGAGGGAGTCTTTGATGAACTTTCAGAGTCTGAAATATTTTTACTAAATGATAATTTAATCGAAGAGGTTGTTGAAGAAGTATTTTTAGAATGTATTAGTGAGGGATATGATATTCTTGATGTTGAAAATGTTTTAATCGAGTCACTTGAAACATCAGTTGCAATTTTAACTGAAGCAAAAGTTACTTTAGGTCACGATACTAAGATTAAGAGTGATAGACTTGAAAAAGTAAAGTCTGCAGTCAAGAAAGTAGGAAAGGGTCTTGCTCGTGGAGCAGGTTATGTTGCTGGTGCTGCAGTTAGAGGTGCAAAAGCAGTAGGAAGAGAATTAAAAGCAGGATATCAAAGAGGAAGACATGGTTCTGGGGGAGGATCTCAAGCATCATCTGGAACATCTTCATCCGGAGAATCAGATTCTGATAGTCAGTCAAGTGGTTCGCAAAGTGATGGAGGTTCTCAAGCATCTGGTTCTTCTAGACCAGGACTACTTGGCAGAATTGGTTCTGCACTTAAGAGTGGATTGAAGAGGGTAATTGCTAAGGGAGCAAGAGCAGTTTCTAGAGGAGCAAGAAATGTTGCTCGTAGAATGGGTGACGGAGCACAGTCTTCACAAACAACTCAAAAGACTTCAACGCCAACAGCAACATCAACTACTCAGTCATCTCCAAAAGTAACTACGACAAGAACAAAAACCACAAGCAGTGGCAGTAGTGTTAATTTAGATAAACCTGGTGGTTCTACAACATATCGTGGAACTGGTTATGATAAGGGGAGTGTTAGTTTAAAAGGTCCAACACAAAAACCACAAGCACAACAAGCAGCACCAAAACCACAAGCAAAGACAACAACAGTTTCTGCAAAACCTTCTTCCGCAGGAGATAAAAAGAAAAAAGCACAGGCATTACGTCTTGTTCGTAGAAATCCAAATATATCTCCAGAGGATATAAGAAGAGCTGTTGGTGAAGAATATGAAATTAATGAGAAAACTTTAACTGCTGCCGAGACTAAAGAAAAGGAAAGACTTGTAAAGTCAATGAAAGATAAGGAAGCAGATTTTGAAAAGAGATATCCTGGTCGTGGTAAAGAAGTTATGTATGCCACTGCCACAAAAATGGCAAAAAAGATTGCAGAACAAAGTGAAGAATATATTGATGAAGCAAAATTATCTAAAGCAGAAAGAAGAGCAAAACAAGCACAAAAACCTGATACTCCAAAAAGACCAAAGCACGTAGTTCAACTTGATTTGGACCAATGAACCTGCAAAGATTAATGTTAAAGGTGAAAAGGGAGATGTCGTAAGGACAGTATCTACTGGAGATTTTCATAAAGAAAAACTAGGAAAGGGAGAGACTATGGATTTCTCTCCACTAAGAGATCCTAAGAAGTTTACTCAAACTACCAAAGCAAATAAGAACGTAATTAACAAAGCAAGAGGTGCTGTTATAGAACCCAATACTGCTAGAGGTGCATTTAGAAAAGAAGAAGTTTCATTAGATGAAAAAGTTGATAACAAAAGTGTAATTCAACATTTAAAAAATCTTGGATATAATAAAAAACGTGGAATGACTGTAAAACCAGGACATTTTACAGGTGATATGCCTGGATCAGGTTCTCCAGGAAAAAAGTTGATTGCAACTAAGCACGATATCAAAAAGTATCAACCACAAAAAATGTCTCATATTGATGATGACCCAAAAAATTTAGAACCACTTGAAAAGCATAGAAAGTCTACTCAAGGATCTAAAGGAGAAACTAGAGGATCTGATCCAAAAATTCATACTCAACTAGTTGGTTCTTTTAGAAAAAGAGGTGAAAGTAGAGCAGAACCTAAAGAGCACGGTAGAGTGAGAAGATATAGTGGTGTTAGAGAACCTGGTTCAGTAACTGCTCCTAAAACAACCAAGCAAATTCAAAGAGCACGTAAAACTGCAAGAAAAGGTATGGGTGAAGCACTTGATGTGAATGCACAGCAAACACAACAGTCTCAACAGACAAAACCACAAGTTCAGTCTCAGCAGTCTACTCAGGATGCAAAGGCAAAATCAGCAGCACAAAGAGCAAAGTCGGCAGCAGTAACTCTTAAAACTAAAGAATTACAAACCCTTAGACAGACTCCAGCTGGAACTTCAGTTTCTAGTTTTGGATAAAAAATCCTAAATAGATTTAGGTATACTTATAGGAGGTCATTATGTCCATTGGAGCACTATTTGCTTTCTATAAAGCAAATGAAGCAGCAATTCTAACAATTCTGCTGATTATTTCTGAGTTTCTTGGTGCGAATCCAAAAATTAAGGCAAACGGATTAGTTTCATTTATCCTTCAGCAAATTCGACAAAAAGCAAAAGATGGTGGTGCAGTTGACCCGACTCCTTGAGTTTTCTTCATAAACTCTCAAAGAGACCTCATTTTTGGGGTCTCTATTTTTTATAAATATTTCTACGAATAAATTTAGAAAAGGTAAAAAGAATGGCACTCTGGGGAAACAATGATAATGTAGGTTCTGATGGAACCGTATCTTTAAATTATACTACTCTTGAGGTTATTGGAACCGGAACTACTTTTGGGCAAGTTGGTGCAGCTGCAACTGGAGAAGTGATTAGATTTGGTATTCGTGGTGGTGGAGGAACTTACTTCGGAGATGCTGTAATCGTTGGAATTGCAAGCACAACTTCTTTAACAATTGGATCTACTGCTGGTCTGAGTGGTGCAGCAATTGCGGGAACATCTTTCTACATTAGTGAACTTCCTAGTTATACAGTTCTTGATAGTACTTTCAGTAATGCAAATGATTCTGCTCCATCTCTCATTACATTGTCGATCACAGGGACTGCAACTACAAATGCGGGGATAGGAACTAATATTATTCCTGTTATTGCTCCATTTGGGTTAATTGTTGGGGATCTTCTTGTAAATAGTACGGATAATATTCGTATTTCTGTCATCGGTGGAAGTACAATTTCTCTTGCATCTACAATTTCAGCAGGGATTTCTACAGGTGATAATTTAACCTTCAAGAGATATGTTGACGGTTATGACCGTCAAGTATATGGTATTTCAACTTCATCTGATTATGTTGCAATTGGTTATAGTGGATTTGCTCACCAGGGATGGGTTGGTGTAACCACATATATTGATTGTGATGGAAACTTAAGAGTTAAAACTGAGACATTAGTTGCAATGTCTGGTATTTCTACTGGTTCTAATGGAATTATCTATCCAACATCTGTATGATAATATATGGTCTTTAATGAACTGAATGAGGATAATTTCCTTTTATTTGCAATTAAAAATTATGAAAATCCTCAAGCAGTCACTAAAGAAGACTTTGAAAAGGATTTAAATCATTTTAAATATATTAAAAGATTATTGAAAAGATATAAAAGAGAAGGTGAATTAAAAACTCATCTTCTCTTGAATCATTTTATAATTCTTTATAATATTTTTGGTGAAGCAGCAACACCAATGCTGTTTTTTAAAATAGAAAAAGATTTGTGGTCTTTTGTAAAATCTTTTATCATATTTCTTGGAAGATTTCCAGAATATCCAAAAACAAAAATACACGATATACCTGTTGATATAAATTGTTTAGCAGAACTTTATAAGATCTACAATGGAAAACAAGAAGATTGATAAAGTCATTGAAGCATTTCGAAATTATATACATTTGAAAGAAGAAATGATGACTACCCAAAGTACACCAACTAAACCAGGATTTAGTGCGGATGCTGATGATGTAGGACCTGTTGCGGGTAGAAGTCCTAAAATGTTTTTACTTGCTAGAAAGTTTGCTAAAACATATGCTAAAGGTGGTCCTGGGTCAAGAAAGAAATGGTTAGATTACTTAAAGAATAAATAGTTTTAATACTACTTGAGGTATTTGTTTCATAGGGGTAGTAGGAGAAATAATCACCTCAACGACAATGTTTAATCAAAATACATCTGCAGACACTAAAATTGCTGTCCTTGAAGAAAGACTTTCTGCATATGAAGTTATGATGAACAAGATTGACGAAGCAATACAATTAATGGGTAAGACAAGTCAAAACATCAGTAAAATGCTGGCAGTTCATGAAGAAAAAATAGACCAGTGTAATAAAACTGATGATTTAATTTCAAAAATGCTTAATGATTTAAAAGATGAAAGTGAAAAGCATTGTGAAGCAGTAAATAATAGAATAGAGAAAATAGAAACAAAATTAGATGAATTTGTAAAATATCGTTGGATTATAGTTGGTGTTTTTGCAGTTGTTTCTTTTGCTTTTTCACAATCTCATATGGTGGTTGACTTTTTGACTCCAGATGTACCTCAAGTATATACGCAACAAAAATAAATAGTTGAGTGTTGGCGTTAGAGCCAATGAAAACTCAAAAGAAAGTCACTCTCTACACTCTACAAAAAACAACAAATTCTGTTGTGAAGTGGACTGGAATAATTACCTCTCATTGCCTTGACAAGTCCAAATAAACTGGTAGAATACATCAACTGGATGCTGTTTGATTATGGACTTTGTTGATGTAAAGTACATCAATTTGATTTCTGCACGATTTCAAAAGTTTAAGAAAGTAAAGCACAATCTCTACAACTTTCGTTGCCCTATTTGTGGAGATTCTCAAAAAAATAAAAATAAAGCAAGGGGATATCTATATCAAGTTAAAAATAATACAAACTTTAAATGTCATAATTGTGGAGTAAATATTTCTTTTAATAATTTTCTCAAGCAATTAGACCCAGTAATCTATAAACAATACACTTTTGAGAAATTTAAGGATGGAAAAACAGGTAAAAACTTTACTGTAGATGAACCAAAATTTCATTTCGAAGCACCAAAATTTAGACCTAAACTTGATTTGCCAAAAGCATCTGAGAATCCAATATCAAAATTATATTTGGAAAAGAGAAAATTAAATCCGGATAAATTTTATTATACCGACAAATTTAAGGAGTGGACTAATTCTTTTCGACAAACATTCGACAGTACAGATAAAGATGAACCAAGGATTATCATTCCTCTGTTTTATCAAAATATTTTAGTCGGATTTCAGGGAAGAGCACTTGGTCCAAATAAGATTAAATATATTACTGTGATGTTAAATGACGATGCCCCAAAAATTTATGGTCTCGATGAGATACAAAAAACTGAAACTGTCTACATCACCGAAGGTCCATTTGACTCAACATTCATTCGCAATGCGATTGCTTTATGTGGAGCTGATGGTGATATTAGTAAGTGGGGTATTGACAGGTGTGTTTGGATTTACGATAACGAACCACGTAATGCAGAAATCCATTCAAGAATCTCCCGTATCATCGATAGGGGAGAAAAAGTAGTCATCTGGCCTTCATCAATAAAAGAGAAGGACATTAATGATATGGTTTTATCTGGACTAGATGTTCAGTCTGTGATAGAATCAAATGTATATTCTGGACTAGAAGCAAAATTAAAATTTACTACTTGGAAGAAAATATGAGCAACGGAACCAAAGTTAAAAAACGTGATGGACGTATTGAGTCTCTTGACCTAGACAAGATGCACTTGATGGTTGAAGAGGCTTGTAGGGGTCTTGCAGGGGTCTCTGCGAGTCAAGTTGAAATGACCTCTGGTATTCAATTTTATAATGGAATTACAACA